GTTTATGGCGGCAATGTTACGCGTCCGGTAACGATTCCAAATATCTGGTCATTACCTGGCCCCGTTTGGGTTGAACTGTCAACGCTGTGGGCATCCGAACCGCACGTTTGGGCGTGGGTGAGTCCGTATACAATCGCCGTTAAGACAGTTCAAAACGTCGGTCAAATGTATACCGGCAACGATTTGATTCGTGCCGCTATGAGGCTGATACAGGTATCAGCGGTTGATACTGATCTGACGGCATCAGAATTGCGCGATGGTTTAGAATCACTAAACCGCATGATAGACGCATGGGCGCTTGAGGAACTCATGCTGTATCAGGTTACGCGTGAGACTTTCCCATTAGCGGCTAGTCAACTCTCATATAGCGTAGGAATAGGCGGCGATTTTGATACAGTGCGGCCTACTAAAATAGTCGGCGCGTATTTGACTATTAGCACTGGTGCAATTCCTGTTGATTACCCGATGCAAGTCATTGGCTATGATGATTACAATGACATTCGACTGAAAACGCTGCAAACCAACTTTCCTAGTTATTGCTATTACGAACCGGCGTTCCCGCTCGGCAATCTGTACGTTTATCCGGTTTGCGCGGTTAACAATGAAAGCATAACATTGACCAGTTGGAAGCCGCTTGCAATGATTGCTGATCCCACCGCAACCGTTAGCCTACCGCCTGGTTATTGGGAAGCTTTGGTATTCAATTTAGCTATTCGTATTGCTGAAGAATATCAGTTTGATATTAGGCCAACGACTGTTGCACTAGCCGAATCAGCGTTGAAGAAGATTAAACGATTGAATCAGCGCACTTTGACTCTGCAAACTGATGTTGCGCTAATGAATACTAGCCAGTTGCGTTACAACATCTACGCAGACGGGTACGGGCGCTAATGCCTAGCACAATCAAACTGCCAATACTCGGCCCAGGCGTTGATGGACGCTCTCGCGCTATCACTGCTCAGGTTCGCCAGAACATATTCCTAGAAGTCAAAAAGGAACAGGATAAAAGCGCATTAGTGGCTTATGGCACGCCAGGCTTAAGGCTATTTACTGACTTCGGCGGTAATCCAGCACGCGGTATGTGGTGGTTTCAAGCGTTAAACCTGTTATACGTTGTAGTCAATAACGAACTTTTTGAGGTTCGTGGTGATGGCGTAAGCATAAGGCGCGGTGCGCTGGCTACCGGATCTGGCACCGTGTCCATGTCCGATAATGGTCAACAACTCATCATTGTTGACGGCGAAAACGGTTACATATTTCAACCACAAACTGCTTCATTGGCGTACAGTCGCACGCTTACTCTGGTCACGGTTACAGAACCGCTCACAAACCGCGTGACAGGCGATGTTGTAACGATTGATGGCGACGCTAACCTTCTCGGCGGAAACTACACCATAACCGTTACGGGCGGCAACGAGTGGACGTTTAACACCGTCGCCAGCGGTAGCGCGTCCGGCACTATTAAGGTTGTCAACAACTTTAGAGAAATAACATCCGCCAGCACTGGCGTTGATTTTCCTGGCGCTAACACGGTCGTTTTTCTTGATTCGTATTTCATAATCAACAATCCTGGTACCAAGCAATTTTGGCTGTCAGGGCAGTACGATGGACTCTACTGGGACCCGCTGCAATACGCCAGCAAAGAAGCGTACACGGATGATCTGCAAGCCGTAACGGTGGACAACGGAAACCTGGTTTTGCTTGGCGCTATATCGCAAGAATACTGGCAAAACGATGGCGGCTTTCCGTTCCCGTTGTCACGTATAGCAGGTTCACCAACTGACATTGGTATCGCGGCTCGCTGGTCAATGGCTCGATGCGGCGGTCAGCTATTCTATTTGGGACGCACGCGGCGCGGTGGATTGTCGGTCGTTAAAATTCAAAACTACCAGCCTGTTGTTGTTTCCACGACGGACTTGGACTACTTGTTTAGCCAATACAGCAACCCAGGTGATGCTATCGCGTTCAGCTATCGCCAGAATGGACATGAGTTTTATCAGATTTCATTCCAGCAAGAAGGCGTAACGTGGCTTTATGACGACACCACGGAAGTATGGTCGAAACTGCAATCAGGCCATGACACGCGGCATTATGGGAATCGCGGCACTCAATTTATCAATCAAGCAATAACCGCCGATTATCGCACCGGCAAATTGTATTATCTTGACCCTGAGCATTTTACCGACAACGGCGAGGAAATAGCGCGGGAATTGATAACACCTCACTTTTTTGCGGCTGACTCATTCAACAAATTGCACATCTATCGGCTACGGTTAGATATGGAGCAAGGCACCGGCCTAGTGACTGGTCAAGGCTCAAATCCTCAAATAATGTTGCAGGTCAGTCGTGATGGTGGCTTTGCTTACGGAAATGAGATGTGGACTTCATTCGGGCGCATGGGTGAATATAACAAGCGTGCTGAATGGCGTAGGCTTGGCGTATCGCGTAACTTCGTGTTCAAGTTTAGAATCACTGACCCTGTAAAAGTAATCTTCATTGCGGCGGCGGCAATGGCAACTCAGGCGGATAAATAACATGGCATCATTAGCGGAATTGTTCAAAAATTATAATACCAAAACATCAAAAAACAATTTAAAAAATTGGCTTGGAAATAGTGAACACATTGACGAAAATAAAAACCCTTTAATTTTTAGAAATTACGGATTACCATTTAATAGGCTTGATACAAGCAAAGGAAAGTTTGGTGGAATTTTTGTTTTGCCAGCAGAATTAGATGCTGAATTTCATAATAATAATAATAATCAATTAGCAAATTATTTGTACTTAAAAGGCAATTCAGCCACATCTAATGACATAGATGATTATTTTCGCGATGTCAGATACGGAAGAAAAAACGAAAAAAAAGAATTTAATTTTTTAAATAATGTTATTGGAAAAAAAGTAATAAACGAAGATAATATAAAAGATTTAGCAGATTCAGTCACCCAAGAAGGATTGCTGGAAAATATACAAAATATTGCTAATTATTATGAAGGTGATGATTTTGCTTTAATGCAAAAGTTAAGAGGATCAATTGCAAAACGTCTTGGATTTTCTGCGGCAGATATGTATGATGAATATGCAGGAAACTCCAAACTTATTGTAGACCCTTACGCAATCAAATCAGCTACAGACAATACAGGGGAATTCAACCCAAAAACATCCAACATTTTACGTAGTCACCCAGCAGCAACCTTAATGGCCGCTGGCGGTTTGGCTGGTATGGCGCGTAGTGCGCTGAATGAACCGTATGATCCCACTAACCAATATGCTAAGTATGGCATGGAAAGCCCCATGAGTTATGGTGATGTTGCATCAACCGCTGTAGGCGCTTTGCCTGGTTATGGCGATGTTTTAACAGCAGCACAGTTGGCTGATTTAGCGTCCAAAACGGATTGGAAAAAAACAAAACGCTCTATCATGGATATGTTCAAATGACATTCCCTCAACCACCATTTCAATCTGTTGCCACTGACGCAAACGGTATCATGCGCCCGGTGTGGAAGCAATGGTTTGACCGTGTGCAAACGATTCTATCGGCTGTCATAGGTAACGGCGCAACAACTGACCGTCCAACTAAGTACGCTTTCATTGGTCAGCCGTACTTTGATACCGATCTTGGTCAACCTGTATTTTGGAATGGTACGACGTGGGTTACATGGTCAGGCCCAGCCGCACAAAAGGCATACGGACAGTTCTATGATAACTCTGACCAATACGCAGCTAACACTACAACGGCTTATCCTGTCGAACTAGATACGATTGACGGGCATTATAATGTCACTGTTGTGGCGCTAACCCGCGTAACATTTGACGTTGCAGGTGTGTATAATTGCCAGTTTAGTATTCAATTTGTTAGCACTGAAAACAATGCAAATCAACCGTCAGAAGTTAACATTTGGTTTAGACTTAACGGCGTTGATATTATTGAAAGCAATAGCCAGTACACAATCCCGAATAAACACGGAAGTCATGACGGTAAACTGATTGCAGCGTTAAACTTTATTCAAGCGGTCAATGCTGGCGATTATATTGAATTGATCTGGCAAACTGAAAACACTAACATCTCAATTCAAACTTTACCGGCAAGCACAACACCAACAACACCGGTGACACCCAGCGTTATATTTACAGCGATTCAAATCTGAGGTCAGACATGTTGAAAAAAGGATGCAGCAAGGAAACCATAGCCAAGAATATCAAGACTGAGGTAAATGCGAAAAAACCGGTTAAGCAGGCCGCTGCGATTGCTTACAGCATGGCGGGTAAGTCTAAGCCTAGCAAGAAGAAATGAGTCAGATTACCGAACATTCAACTGCTAGAACCAAAATCCTTGCGCTCGAAAATGAGATTGCAAAACTTCCTAGCGTTGAATGTCCGTTAAAGCATTACTTTGCTGATGGAGTTTACGTTCGGCAAATCTTTATGCCAGCAGGTACATTTATCACAGGCAGAATCCATCTGCATGAACACGTCAACATCGTGTCCATGGGTAAGATAACGTGCTACACAGAAGAAGGACGCAAAGAGATTAAAGGCCCAGACACGTTCATCACACCACCAGGCACAAAACGC